CCAGTTTTTTACTCTCTCGAACCGGACAAAAAAATCTAGAAAACGGCGGAATACCAACGAAAACAAGCAACAAGAAGAGGTGAACGAATGCAAATGACGCTAGAAGGATTCGAGGACTACTACGGCCCCAACGATGGCCTACAGGAACGCGCCACGAAGGAACTTATCGACAGTTTCATGGAAGGCCGTACCCTGAACCCCAGCGCCCGGTATATCTGCAAGACCATGATCAATATCGCGCGCAACTTCGACGCCCTGAACGCCAAGGGCCGCGACACGTCGCGCGTCATGGCGCAGCTATTGGCGTGGTATCAGGAACTAGAAACCAAGTTCCCGGCGCAAAAGGAAATCGACCCCGCCCTTGCCGGATTGCTGCAAGAGGCGAAGGCATGACGCCGGTACGCGGCGGCACCCCGCGCAACCCCGACCGGAAGACGGACGGCCCCATAGTCGCCAAGTTCGCGCGGTTGCTCGGCACGCCGCTATTGCCGTGGCAAAGAATGGTTGCCGACGTGGCGGGCGAAATCGACCCCGATACCGGCACCTACTACTATGACACGGTGATTCTTTCCACGCCGCGTCAGTGCGGAAAATCCACGCTTGTGGACGCGGTGGATACCCGTAATTCGCAGTGGGGGCCTAACCGCTTCATCTACTACTTGGCTCAGACCGGCAAGGACGCGGGCGACCACTTTAAAAAATACCTGAAGACCATACAGGCATCGCCCTTGTCGGCCATCACCACACGGCCGTACTTGGGCGCGGGCGACCTTCGCCAACCGTTCGCCAACGGCTCCGTTATCATGCCCAAGAGCGTGACGAAGGTGGCGGGCCACGGAGTACAGGGCGACAAGATCACTCTGGACGAAGCGTTTAGCCTCAGTGAGGAAACCGGTAATACCATCCTCGACGGCTTCATGCCCACGATGGCGACGCGCCTTAAGGCCACGGGCGTGCAGCCGCAACTTTGGATTACCAGCACCGAAGGCACGGCCGAATCGACGTTCTTCAACCGCCGTCTTGACGCTTGCCGCGCGGGCGAGCAATCCCGGCGCACATGTTGGTTCGACTTCGGCCTTCCGGCCGACGCCGACCCCGAAGACCTCGACGCCATCATGAGCCATCATCCAGCGGCGGGGCTTTTGTGGGACAGATCGCAGCTAGTGGACTTCCACGAGCAATTCAAGGGCAATCCGGCCGGTTGGGCGCGCGCCTTCGGCAACAGGCGCGACGAAGGCATAACCGACCGCGCCATAGATGAAGCGACGTGGGCGCAGACAGTCACCGCGCCCATAAGCCCCGCCGACCTGAACGATAGGCCGGTGGTTTTCGGTGCAGCCGTGGACGTAGATTCTACCCACACCAGCATCAGCGCCGGAATCTGCAACCCGGACGGCACCATCACCACGCAGCTGCTGAAGATACTGGACGGCACCGGCTACGCGCCCGAAGAGCTACGTCGTCTGTGCGCCACCTATGGCGCGCCGGTGGTGATCGACAACCGTGGAACCGCCGCCGACCTATCCGACCGCTTGCGCCATATGACCGACAGCGACGGCGACCCCGCGCTTGTGTTCGTGGACATGGAAGCGGCCGACTACCTCACCGTCGGGCAAAGCTACGTGAGCGGCCTGACCAACGGTGCGATATGGCACGCGGCCGACGCCGACCTTGACGCTAGCACGGCCAACTCGGCGCGCAAGTGGGCGGGCGACGCATGGCGCGTGAGTCGCCGCGGCTCCACGGGCCTCACGTCGCCGCTGGAATCGTGCATGTTGGCCGCGTGGGGAGCGGCGCACAGGCCCGAAGAGGCCGGGCCGCTGCAGATCTTCTGACGGCGGTACTTGGCGGTACTTGGCGGTGATTGGCGGCACGACGGTAGACCGTTCCAGCGTCGTGCGCGCATAATCGGCCGCATGAACCTTTGGCAGCGTATGAAGATCGCGGGCCGCGTGCTGACGCGCGGTGCCGACGACGACATGCCGGACGGCATCAAGCCGCCCGCGCGTGCAAGCGTGTGCGACCCGCTGAGTTTGTCCACCGTGTTTCGCGGCGTCCAAGTGTTGCAGACCGCCATTACCGGTTTGCCCATTCATGAGATGCGCGGCGGCGTCAAGCTGGACACCGTGAGTTCCCTCGTGCTGCAACCTGACGTGAACAGATCGCGCCGGGACTTCTTGGCCGACATGGTGGCATCGATGGTCATTGACGGCAACGCTTTCGTCCGCCTTGTGCGCTTCGGCGGTGACATCGTGTCTTGCGAGGTGCTGCCGCCCGCCCTTGTCGTCGTGTCCGACGACGGCAGCGACCCCGCCGCGCCGAAGCTCCGTTATAGCTATCTCGGCAAGGACTACACCGCCAACGACATCGTGCATTGCAAGTTTCTGAACGTTCCCGGCCGCTTGCGTGGACTGGGTCCCCTATCGGCGGCGCGCGAGGAAGTTGAAGGCGCTCAGATGGCGCGCGACTACAAGGCCAAGTTCTACACGGATTCTTCCAACATCAAGGGTTATTTGCAGACGGAAGAGAAGGTGACGCCCGAGATCGCCAAGAACGCCAAAGAGGCGTGGAAGGCGACCGGCACAGCCGCCGACGTGAAGGTGCTCGGCTCGAAACTGAAGTATGTCCCTTTGGATATGAAGCCGGCAGACCTTCAGTTTCTCGAAACGCAGAAGTTCGACACGACTCAGATCGCGCGACTTCTCGGCATCCCGGCGTCAATCATGCTTGCCGCAGTTGACGGCTCGAACCTGACCTATTCCAACATCGAGCAATCGTGGATTGAATTTGCCGACTACACTCTAGCGGCCTACACGGGCGAAATCGAGGAACTGTTTAACCGCTTGTTGCCGCGCGGCCGTACCGCCGCGTTCGACTGGGACAGCAGCCGCCGCGCTGACATGTCCGACCGTTACGCCGCCTATGCTTCGGCGCTCGGCGCGGGATGGATGGACGTAAACGAGATCAGGGCGCGCGAGGCGCTGCCTCCCAAGATCGCAGCACCGCAACCGGAAGGGGTGAACAATGAAGCATGAAATCGGATTGAAGGGCGTATGCCTACGCGCCGCCGAAGACGGCGACGGCCGCACGCTGGAAGGCGTGGCCGTGCCGTTCGGTCAGGTGATTGACACATGGGACGGCGCCGAAACGTTCGACAGTTCGTGTGTGTTCGACGGTGTGGAATCGGCCAAGCTCTGCTACCAGCACGGCGAGCTTATCGGCCGCATCACCGACGCCGACAGTCAGTCGGACGGCTTGCACATCACGGCCCGCATCAGCGACACGCAGCTAGGCCGCGACGTCGTGGCCCTGTTGCGTGACGGCGCGCTGGACAGCCTCAGCGTCGGTTTCATCCCAGTGGAATCAGAAACCGACAAGGACGGTGTAACACACCGCAAGCGCGTGCGCCTGTTGGAAACGTCGGTGGTGTCGTGGCCCGCGTATGAGGCCGCGAAGATCACAGACCAACGCAGCGCCGACCCCCACGGAAACATGTCCAAAACCGGAAACGACAACGAAAGCGAGGAAACCCGTATGGACGCGGAACTTACCGAAACCCTTGAGGCCATCAAGGACGAACAACGCAGCATCAAGGCCGCTATCGCCAAGGGCGGCGCGAACACCGCGCCCAAGGTCATCGGCGGTGAATACCGTACAGCGGGCGCGTACCTTCAGGCCCTGAACCGTGGCGACGACACGGCCGTGCAGCTCATGCACGAATGCCGCGACCTCATCACCACCGGCAACACCGGCAACACGACAACTTGGATTGCCAACGACCTCCGCCTCATCCAGCAGCGCCGTAAGGTCATGGGCATCCTGACTCACGCCGCGCTGCCTGACAAGGGCATGACGATGGAATACACCGTGCTCGACACCGACACCACCACAGTCGGCAAGCAAACGGACGAAGGCGCCAAGCTGCCGTTCGGCAAGCTGACCTTCGCCACAAAGTCCGTCAGCATCAACACGTATGGCGGCTATGGCAGCATCTCACGGCAGACCGTGGAACGCTCTCAGGTGCCCGCGCTCGACACCATGCTTCGCGGCCTCCGCAACGCCTACGCGAAGGCGACGGAAACCGCCGTGCGCGACTACCTGTACGCGACCATCGCCGCGCAGCGCGACGCGACCTCCAACGCCAACAAGATCGACGCGCCCGCCGCCCTTGCCGCCATGACCATCGACCAGTGGGCGGGCCTTATCATGGACGCCGCCGAACTCGCCGACGACCGTAACACGTCCCTCACCCGCCTCGGCGTATCCAAGGACGTCATGACCGCGCTCATCAAGCTCAAGGACACCGGCAGTCGATTCTTCGACCTGTCCGGCGACGGCTCGGACACCATCGGCGACTTCGACCTCACCGGCATCGCCGGCCGATTCCTCCGCGTCCCCGTCCAGCTCCTCCCAAGCGCCCCCACCGGCACGGCATGCTTCATCGACCCCGAAGCGGTAACGGTTTGGGAAAGCGGCGGCCCGACCCAGCTCAGCGACGGCGACCCCACCAATCTCACCGAAAACTACAGCGTCTATGGCTATCTTGCCGTAGCCGCGACGCTGCCCACGGGCCTGATCCCCGTCAAGTTCCCAAAAGGCTGACGCCCAAGGGACTCAGAGCCGCACCGGATAATCTAAGCGTCACCGCGGGCAGAACCGCAAAAATCAAAACCACAATCACACCAGACACAGCGCCACAGACCGTGACCGCCACCACTGCCGGAACCGACCTTATCGACATCGAGGTGATCCAATGACCACCATCACCATCACCGGGAAACAACCAGGAAAAACCGACGTGACGATATCCAGCACCGTCAATCCAGCGGTAAAAACCGTCGTGCCCGTCACAGTGCTCTCCCGTAACCTGTTGTCTTATGGCCCCACGTCGGGCAACGGACTGACCGCCACCGTCAACACTGACGGTTCGCTGCACGTCACCGGCACCGCCTCACGGCAGTGGACGGGCTTGGGGTGGACGTTCCCATGCCCGGTACAGGGGACCGTGAAACTCAGCGGCACTAGTATCGCCGGTTTGAGCTTCAACATCAAGTGCCTCGACGCCAAGGGGCAGCAACTGGGAGACCAAATGAACTTGGGTAACAGTGTCATGGCAATCCCTGCCGGCACCGTCAGCCTGTTCCTCAACGTCATCTCCGCCGAGGCCACGCCCACCGCGAAGGACGGCGACCTCCGAATCCAGTTGGAATCCGGTACTACCGCGCACGAGTGGATGCGAACCGACAACACGAGCCTTAGGGGGGGCTATGAATTAGCGAACCTGTATCCGCGTGTCACCGGCCTGCCTAAGACAGTGGGTGCCGCCCCGGGGATCACGGTCACGGCACCGACACCGGGCACGTACCGTTTCAAAGGCTCCACCACGACAGGGGCCGGCTCGTGGAATAACTTGACCAGTGTGGTGCATGTGGATGCGGGAACGTACACGATGGACGCCACGGACTGGCCGCTGGGCAACAATTCATGGCTGATGGGCATACAAGCCCATATCTCCCACGACGACGGGAGCGAAGGAGCAACTGTGTTCGAACCTCGTAACTATGGGCCGAAAACCTTGAAGGCCGGCACTCTCCAATGCAACATTTTCGTCAACACCACGGGCGAGGTCGATAAGACGTTCACTCCCCGCCTGTACAAAATCGACTAACCTCCCTCGCACTCTGCACCATCCATAGCAACCATCATGAAAGGAGTCACAGCCTTGATGGACTGGAAAAAATACGAAGCGTCGGTGCGTGACGAAATCGGAGTCCCGGCCGGCGACGCCGACCGAGTGCAACGCGCCATCACCAGCGCCATCAGCTACGTGGACAGCGCGATAGACGGGCACACGGTGGATGACACCGTGCGCGCCGACTGCATCACGTCATGCGCCGCCGACCTGTACAACAGTCGTGACGCCCGGTTGGGTGTCATGGCTGTTGGCGACGGCTCGCTTGAACCCTACAGGGTGTCAAGCGACCCGTTGCGCAGCGTATGGGCGAAGCTGAACGCGGCGGGCGTGCCGACCGGCTCAATGGTGATCGCATGAGCGGGTACGTGGAAACCGAGCGCGAAGCGCTCATAGAGACGCTTACCGACATGCTCGGCGGCCTCGCTTGCATCGTCACCATCGACGCACAGGACGCCCGACCATTGCCCGGCAAAATCGCGGTGCTTATCGACCCGCCCGAAATCACGTTCGAGGGATGGCAGTACATCACCCCCACATGGACCGTGAACCTGATCGCGGGCACAATGGCGACGCAGGCGGCGGCGATGGACTTGCTCATAGACGCGGTGGAACGCCTACAGGCCCAACGGCTGAACATGAAGGACGCGAAGCCCAGCACGTTCAGCCTTGCCGGTGTCGGCAACCTTGCCGCCTACACCATCACCCTCAACCCACTGGAACTAACGGAAGGATAAACAATGGCAGCAGTACGAACGCTAGGCCCCGGCAGCCTCAAAATCGGCTCGACCAGTTCGGCCCGCGACTTCTCGGCGGACGTCATCAACACGGCTCTTGAGCCGAGCACGGACACCGAAGACAACGACAATTTTCTTGACGGCCACATCGAGGGCGGCTCACAAACGGAAACGTGGGCGCTCACCGGCTCCATCAAGGAAGACTTTTCAATGGACGGCCTCCAAGTGTGGTGCCTGAACCACAGCGGCGAAACATTGCCGTTCGAGTGGGTGCCCAACACCGGCGGCACCGTGAAGCTCACCGGCAGCGTGGTTATCGCGTCCATCCAATTCGGCGGTGACGTCAAGACGAAAAACAGCAATGACTTTTCGTTTGTCGCCTTGGACGTGGCCGCGAGCGCCTACACGGCGTCCTGACCGTGGCGAGCACCTACGCGGCCGGTGGCAACGGCTCAATCCAGCTCAAGGGGGCTAGTGAATTGGCGCGCGGCCTGAAGAAGGCGGGCGCGGACATGAAGGACTTGCGCCAAGTCAACAAAGAGGCGGCGCAGATCGTAGTACCCGAAGCGAAAAGCCTAGCCCCGCACAAGTCGGGCAAATTGGCCGCGTCGGTTCGCGCCGGTGCCACGCAGAAGGCGGGCGTCGTGCGCGCCGGCTCCAAGCGCGTACCTTACGCGGGCGTCATTAATTACGGATGGCCCGGCCACAACATCAAGCCCACTCACTTCGCCAACCAAGCGGCAAAGAACACGGAACCGCAATGGACGCAACTCTACGCGGACGCCGTGCAGAAGATCATAAACCGAATCACAACAGGAGACATCAGCAAATGACCAGCAACGAGGACAAGACCCCCAACACCCGAATCAAGTATCTGGACGGCCACACCGACGAAGTTTGCGTGACCATGTGGCAGCGGTGCCAAGCCGAAACACACGGCAAGACGAAGGGATGGGGCAACCTCATGGAAGCCGCCGTGAAGTTCAACGCCTACAGCGCCTACGTGCGCTGCCGACAGATAGGCGTTACCACGCTGCCCTTCGAGCAGTGGGCCGACACCGTTGTTTCGGTGGAAGACATGAACAACGACCCCGTGGACACTGAACCCGCCGAGTCCTACAGCGGCGACGTGCTTCAGTCCATGTCAGGTGACGACGCGCCGGGTTTTTTGACCAATGGGACTCAGGCAGCTTCGGCGAACTGAGTTGTGTACTAGCGGCGCGCTTCGGCGGCACGCCGTGGGCATGGAGACGCGAACAGGTGCCGCAAGAAGCCGATTGGGGCACCTGTACGCAGCTCTTAAAGGACGAAGCCGAGGAAACGGAAAAGACAAGGCGTAAAGTGAGGTGATCGCATGAAATCGGCCATTTTAGCTATCCGCATCATCGGTGACGCCACACAAGCCGTGGCCGCGATGGACAAGGCCGAACGCGCTTCCATGAGCTTCAAGGACAAGGTAGGCAAGGCGTCGGTTGCTGCCGGTGCCGCGCTTGCCGCCATCGGCGCCGGTGCCGCGACGTGCGCGAAAAGCGCCGCCGACCTACAGCAGTCGGTGGGCGGCGTCGAAACCGTGTTCGGCGACAGCTCAAGCAAGATGCTGGAATGGTCGAACAACGCGGCTCAGGCCGTGGGCCTGTCCAAGAACGAGTACAACGAGTTCGCCACCTTGGTCGGCAGTCAGTTGCAGAACTTCGGTATGTCGGTGGAAGACTCGGCCACCAAGACCAACGACCTTATCGGCCTTGGCGCCGACCTGTCTTCGATGTTCGGCGGCACCACCGCCGACGCTGTTGACGCCCTGTCTTCGGCACTCAAAGGCGAAATGGACCCTATCGAGAAATACGGCATCTCGCTTAACGACGCGACCTTACAGGCACAGGCGGCGTCTATGGGCCTTGGCGACCTGTACAAGTCGGGCGACCGCAACGCGAAGATGCAAGCCACTCTAGCGGCCATCACCGCGCAGAGCGGCAAGGCCGTGGGCAACTTCGCGCGTGAGGCCGACACCGCACAGGGACAACAGCAGCGCATGACCGCTAGCTTCGAAAACGCCAAGGCCGCATTGGGCGAAGCCCTGTTGCCGGCCCTCACCGCCGCCGCTAGCAAGTTGGCAGAGTTCGCCACATGGGTACAGGCTAACAGTTCGTGGCTCGTGCCGCTCGTGGGCGTGATCGCTGCAGTCGCCGCCATCATCGTCGTCCTGAACGCCGCCATGACCGCCTATAGCGTCGTGGCCGGTATCGTCGCCGTCGCGCAGGGTTCCGTGAATCTCGCCTTCCTTCCGGTCATTGCCGTTATCGTGGCCGTGATCGCGGTTATCGCGTTGTTGGTGATGAATTGGGACAGCGTGAAGAAGGCGGGTGCCGCTGCCGCCCAGTGGATTAGCGACAAGTGGAACGCCTTCGTGTCATGGCTTTCCGGCATTGGCGCAAGCATCAAGCAGTGGGGTAGCGATACGTGGGACGGCATCAAGAACACCGCCAAGGGTGCCGTGGACGGCATCGCCAACTTCTTCGGCGGACTGAAGGACAAGGTGTTGGGCGTGTTCGACAGCATCATCGGCGGCATCAAGAAGGCGTTCAGCTGGGTATCCGACCTATGGGGCAAGATCACGGGCGCTAGCAGCGCGGCAAGCGGCTTGAGCGCGCAGAGCTACAGCGCGCAAGCCTACGTGCCGGTATCCGCCTACAGCATGGCGCGAACCATCACCCCTATGGCCGCACGCGGCCATAGGGTACCCCCGACGCTGACACGCGCCGTAATATCCACCGTCGCCAACCGTGCGGACGCTGCGCGGCCTGTCGCACAGACAATCAACATCAACGTGGACGCCCACGGCAACCTAGACAACGACAGCGTGGCGGGCGAAATCGTGACCAGCCTCAACCGGTGGGCGCGCGTGCGAGGAAGGGAATTGGCGTTATGAGCAGTTCAAGCCGTTTGCCTGAGACGTGCCGCGTCTATCTTGACTTGGCCCCGCTGCCGTTCCAGCCGGACGGCAGCGCGGACCTTGTGGCCCTGTCGCCGTTCACTATCGAGTGGGGCGTGGCGACCCCGTGGGCGGCCACCACGCCGAACGTGCTCAAGATCACGTTGCTGGACCAAGGCGACCGGTTCAGCAAGTCGGCCGACTTGCTCATGGGGCACCGTATCACCGTCACGCCCGACTGGGACAAGCCGGCGTACACCGCCCTGAACTACTGTCTTTTCGACGGATACGTGACCGACGTCAAGATATTGGACAACGACCACGGCAAGAACCGTTTGAGCGTGACCGCTTCGGACCGTCTCTATATCCTCAAGACCGATTGCCGCAAGGGTCCCAACAGCGGCACCGACGACAAGGCGGCGAGGGGATGGCAATGGTGGATGCAAGGCACTTCCGACACGACGCTTACGACGTGGCTCAGATTCGACGGCATCAATGCGTGGTGGTTCCCCTACAGCACGTTCCCCGCGCCGTTCCCCGCCGAAGATCGCAAAAGCTTCATCGACTGGGCCGAACGGCAGAAAACAAGGAAGGTCAACGGCAAGTATCAATTCGAGCTTGACCGAGTGTTGTTCATCTCGTATCAGAACGCGGACAGTGCGAAGATACCCAGCTTTGAGGCCGTCTATCTGCGGTGGACGCTAGACACGGTGTTGACCGGGCCGCGCGTGCGCGCCGGCGACGACAACACCGACATCACCATTGATAGCCGGTACCCGGACGCGGGCCGCGTCATCATCGACGCCGACCCGACCCTTAGCGCGGCAGACGACTATTACACGCAGCTTGAAGCCAAGTTCTATCATCGCGGCAGTTCCAGCAGCGGTTACAAGACGTATGAGTTCAATCAGGACGGCAGCAGCTTGGCGCAGATCGAACAGACCACGCGCAACGGTGAAAGCTGCCTAAGCATTGACGTGGGCTGGACGGCCTACGACAGCACCACCGCCGAAAGCTACTTCAGCAACGTGGAAAAGACGCTTGCGATCAACGCCGTGCGCGAAAGCAACAGGCGTATCCGCTTGCCCGAAGTCACGTTCAGGGGCGACAAGCTGTCACAACTGTTCATGTACGCCCACGCGCGCGTCGTCACGTTCATCGGCTCCCGTTTCGAGCGGCGCGTGCCCGCCACACACGGCGCATGGGCGTACATCGGCGGAACCCTCACCTATGACGTGACCGGAAAGAAAAGCCACTGGACGCACAAGGTGAGATTGTTCCCGGCCGTGTCCACCGCGGCCGGCGCGCCGACATGCGCCGCCATGAAGGCATTGAAGAGCGCCGCGACGTTCGCGGATTGCAATTGGAAATTAGGCGCTTTGCGCTACGTGACCAAGACAGGAGATGAACCGGCATGACCGTAAGCACCACACCGAAGTTCCGTCTGCCATACCCGGAAGACAACGAGCCGATCAAAAATCTTCCCGACATCCTTCAGCAACAGGCCGAAGGCATCGAGGGTGTACTAGCCAAGTTCGACTATGGCGGCGGCGACCAAAACGGCCTCACCGCCCGCGTCGCGTCCCTTGAAACCCTGTTGGCCAACATCAAGGCCAACTACGTGGTTTTGTTCGACAACGACGCCAACGTGTTCCAAGGCGCAATTACCTTGAGTGAATCGGCCGCGAACTTTGAGAAACTGACCATCTGTTTCAAGTCCAACGACAACGTCTATTGCTCTATGGACGTGGCCCGTCCTAACGGCAAGGTGGTGGCGCTCACCACGTCGTTCTACAACGGGACCAACTACTTTTACGTGAAAAACCGTTGCTACAAGATCGACGGCAAGATCATTAACACGTGGCGGAGAGCTGCGGACGGCGACTATCAGACGGGCGAGGTGAACGCGGCGAACAGCAACGCGGCCCGCATGGCCGACCTCATCACCATCACGCAGGTGTTCGGCACCCGCAGAATGAGCCTCGTATGAGCGACGACGTGATTATCGCGCTAGTCGGCCTTATCAGTGCCATCGGCGGCGCTCTTGCGTCGAACCTGTACGCCGCCGCCAAAAACCGGCTTGAGGCATACCAGTTGGCGCAAGAGATGCAAGCCGACAATCAGCGTTTGTGGCAGTGGAACCGCGCCCTAGTGGACCACATCTATAAGGGCCTTGGCCCGCCGCCGCCCGGACCACCCGAAGACCTGTTCAAGCACGACGACTAACGAAAGGAGACACATGAATGGCGTCAAGTGGATAGGAAGCCCGAACCACTACAACGGCCGCTTGGGCTACAAGGTGACGCGCATCACCTTGCACATCATGGCCGGGTACTTGGCCGGCACCGATAGCGTGTTTCAGAACAGCGCGCGGCAAGCCTCAAGCACCTACGGCATCGGCGGCAACGGCGAGATACACCAGTACGTAGCCGAAACGGATGCACCGTGGACCGACAGCAACCATGCCAGCAACTGTCAGACCATCAGTATCGAGCATCAGGGCGGAATGGACTTCATACCCTGTACTCAGGCTTGCCATGACGCTTCGGCGCGACTGTGCGCGGACATCGCCCGCCGATACGGCTGGCCGAAACTCATTCACGGTGTGAACGTGTTTCTACACCGTGAGATACCCGGCTCAGACCACACCACATGCCCCGACCTCGCGCCGAACGGGCTGAACTACATCTACGTAATCAACAAGGCAAACGAAATACTGGAAGGAAACGACATGACCAGCGCCGGAGACGTTTGGAACTACGGACTTGGCGAGAACGCCACAAGCGGCAAGAACAACCTACCCGCATGGGTGAGGCTCAGTTGGGTACATCACGACACCGCCGCGCTCTACCGAATCCTCACCCGCACGGACGACGGCGGCACCAAGGACGGCAGCAAAGGCGACATCTACACGCGCGTGTGCTACATCGACAAGCGCGTGCGTGAGATGACCGCGACAATCACCGCTCAGGCGGCGGCGATTGAAGCGCTCTCCAAGGCGCTCGGCAGCAACCCCGCCGATGTCGCCAAAACCGTTGAAACCGCCGTGAAAGCAAAACTGGACGCGCTCGAAATCAACGTGACCGCGACCAGCAAGACCGAGAAGGAAGGCTAAACATGGATAACGAGGAACAGGTGGAAGGCGGCGACCCGCGCACGCCCGGTATCAGCGCCGCGACCATCGCGCGTTTCGTCGTGCTCTTGCTCGGCCTGACCAACGCCGCACTTGTCATGTTCGGCGTTGACACAATCCCCGTCGCGGACGACACAATCAATCAGCTAGTCGCCCTGTTGTGGAACGTCGGCGCGGCCATGTGGGCGTGGTGGAAGGACAACCCCATTACCCCGAAATCGCGCGCGAAGCACGCCAACTAGCGAGCCGGACGGCCCCCGCAAGAGATCGTGGGGGCCGTCTTGTCATATCACAAGCGCCACGTCGTCAAGCGCCGCCCGCAATCTGTCTTCGGGCATCGCAACATAGCGTTGCGTCGTCTCTACACTGTCATGGCCTAGCAGCTTGGACACTAGGAACAGATCGTTGGTGGCCCGGTACGTAGCCGTTGCGTACCGGTGGCGCAGACTATGAGGCGTCCAACCGTCGCCAAGAAGGCGGCTAAGGTGCTTGCCGATATAGGACGCTTCGGCGTGTCCCGACCATCGGCCTGGAAACACGTAGCCATCGGCGGCGGTGATCGTGTCGGCTAGTTCGTCAGAAATAGGCACTATCCGCTGCTTGTCGCCTTTGCCGCGCACTATCAGCGACCGGCCGACAAGATCGCGCATCACATCACGACTGTGTACGGCCGCTATTTCGGCCCTTCTTAGGCCCGCTTCGGCCGCCAACCTAATCATGGTGCGTTCCGCCGCGTTCGCACGCCCTAGCGCCGCTAGAATCACGCTATCCGGACAAGGGCGCGGGTGCGCGTGCGGACGTCGGACGCTTGGCAGCGCTTCGGCTGGATTAGCCGCCGCGCGTCCGGTGGTATGCAGCCACGAAAAGAAGCCGGTAACGGCATTGCGATAGCTCTTGCGCGTTTCCGGTTTCCACTCATGCCTGGCGAACCACGACACAAGCGCGTCGTCGCTCACATCAGCGGGCACGCCTTGAAGATCGCGTGCCATCTGCGACAGTTGGCACCGCCGCGTCGTTAGAGTGCCCTTGGACTGACCGCCCGCCTTCAGAACATCGAGATACTGGGTTATTTCTTCGCGCCACACCGGCGGCGCATTTATCTTCTTGGACATACGCCCACCATGCCCAAAACGCATCAAGCCGTCACGGTGTAACGCCGTGACGGCTTGATATTGGTAGCGGGGACAAGATTTGAACTTGTGACCTCTGGGTTATGAGACCACCCAAGGACGCCCAACAGTCCGGCCATGCCCCAC